CGGCGGGGGGGGTGGGGGGGGGGGGGGGAGGGGGGGGGCTCGTAGTTATCCTCTCTGTGTGTATAGCGTATAGCTCAAATACCGGTAGTTACTCTAAGCCTTTAAGTAGTTGGAAATCGTATTTAAGTAAAGTAGTTAAACCCAAAGAGCTACAGTACTGTCTAGAGATAATTAGATTAGAGAGTAATGGTAATTACAGAGCTAAGACTGGTAGTCATTACGGATTGGTACAGGGTAGAAGCGAATACCTAAAGACAGCTACACCTATAGAGCAGATAGACTGGTTTACTGATTATCTTGATCATAGGTACTCGGGTAGCTGCAAGGTCGCACTAACCCACCATAGAGCTAAGGGCTGGTACTAATGACAGGCGGGCTAAGGACTACAGAGTGGAAAAAACTACGCCTAGAGATCATTAAAAGAGATATGGGTATGTGCTAGGTATGCGGCGCACCAGGTGGAGAGGTTGATCATATTCGCCCGCGTAGTAAGGGCGGTAGCGATTACGACCCGGAAAATTTAGCCTGTATCTGTAGACGGTGTAATCTACTCAAAGGTAACAAAGTAGGACATAAGGGCAGTTTTTTAGGTACCAATTCGACCCCCCTCGATTTTGCAAACTCCGTTTTACCCGAGATTGTCCCGATTTCGCCCGATTTTGATATAGGTTTAAATAATAATAATACGGACATTTTGAAAAGTGTTGGACAAATGTTAAAGCCCGGTGGGGGTCAGCTCGTAGGCAGCCCTACTCCCAGGTTAAGAGCGTTGCCGGTCGCTGGGGATAGCGAGCGGTCAGACCAGGCGCTAGCTTTTGCCGAGAGTATCGGTATTAAGCTAATGCCCTGGCAGATCACAGCATTAAAAGAATTACTTCAGACTACTAACGGTAAATGGTCTAGACGTACCCTGGGTATTGTTTGCAGCAGGCAAGTTGGAAAAACTGAATTAGCTAAAGTCCGTATCCTGGCCGGAATTTACCTATTTGAGGAAAAGTCAATAATCATTATGTCGGTTAATGCTCAACAGGCCGAAATGACCCTTTACCAGATTAACGAGATAATAATAAATAACCCTTCTCTAATGGCGCTCTACCAGCGCTACTACTTAACTAACGGTAAGCAAGAAATCAGATTTAAAAACGGCGCCCGGATTATCGTAGTAGCTGCAACCGCTAACGGCTCGCGCGGCCTTACTGCCGATTTCGTATTCCTGGACGAGCTGCGAACCATTACGCCCGAGGCAATAGAGGCCGTTAGCTTTACTATGAACGCCAGGCCTTCGGCTCAGCTATTTTGCGTTAGTAATGCAGGCGACAAATCCTCTAAAGTCCTAAACGATTTACGCGATAAGGCTATCGCTAACGTCTCGCCTTCTCTCGGTTGGCTAGAGTGGTCAGCTCACCCGAGCCGCGCGATAGATGACGTTAAGGGCTGGATAGAAGCGGTTCCGGCCTTAGGCCACACTATGACCGAGGAAATTTTACGGCACTCACTAGCTACCAGCGACCCTATGACTTTTCGCGTCGAGGTACTTTGTCAGTTTGTGGATAACCTAGCGTCGCCGTTTGAACCTGGCGCCTGGGACGCGTGCCTAGATAAGGACTCAGATGTAACGCCCGGCGCCCCTACTTATTTCGCCTTCGATAAGAGCTATACGCACAAATACGGGGTTTTAGTAGCTGGTCAAAAGGTAGACGATTTAAGGGTAAAGGTTAAAGTCCTACAGGTATTTGAGTCTCAAACCGCGTTAGACGATAGGCAGCTAGCTAGTGAGATTAACGCGTATATTTTAAAGTTTAAACCCCGGATACTTATGTATGATAAATGGGTAAGTCAGAACGTTATGGATTATTTAAAGTCTAGCGGCACTCAATTACTAGACGTCTCGGGTCGCGCGCAAAATGACGCGAGTAACCGACTCGCTCAGCTTATGACTCACCGGCAGATCGTCCATAATGGCGACCCAGTATTGACCGAGGCTATAAATGCTTGCGCTACGAAAATTACAGAATACGGGTGGAAAATTGTCAGGCGTAAATCTCAGTCCGAAATCTGCGCAGCTCTAAGCGCGGGAATGATTGGCTGGTATGCAACTCAACCGCAGGCTACGGCTCAAATTATAATAAGTTAGACACGCCGTACTAAATCGGACATATTAGTAAAATCAGGTATATACTGCCCTACGTGGGAATACTCCAGACACTCAAATTAGTAGAGTCTGTCGCAGACCCAGTTTACAGTATTCCTAAAATAACTGCCGAATACGCGCCGCCAGTAATGGAGGCCTACGGTAATACTTTATTTAACGTATCGTCCCCGGTTTATATAACTAGAGCAGAAGCTATGGCTGTACCGTCAATAGCTAGAGCGCGTAATTTAATCTGCGGCACTATTGGCACCCTGCCCCTACACCTTTACCGTAAATCTACTGGCGAGGAATTAGAAAACCCACGCTGGCTAGATCAGCCAGACTACAGACAGCCAGGCGCGGTTACTTATACTTATTTAGCAGACAGTTTATTTTTTTTCGGCGTGGCCTACCTAGAAGTTACAGAAACGTACGTTTTAGACGGACGCCCGGCGCGTTTTGCTTTTGTCTCTAACGACAGAGTAACGGTAAGACTTAACGAAAATAATACTTTAGTAAATTCCTACACAGTCGATAATAAAGTGCGCCCTATGTCTGGCGTTGGCTCACTTATTACTTTTCAAGGTTTAGATGAAGGTATTTTAAATAGAGGCGGGCGCACAATTCGCGCCGCTTTAGATTTAGAAAAGGCCGCAGCTATAAGCGCCAGCACACCGATTCCGTCCGGGTATATTAGTAATGCCGGTTCGGATTTGCCAGAGGAACAAATAACAGGTTTATTAGCACAATGGAAACAAGCTAGATTACAACGTAGTACGGCTTTTCTTTCCGCAAGTTTGCAATATCACACTACTAGCTTTAGTCCTAAAGATATGATGCTAAACGAGGCCGCCCAATTCCTTAGCACCCAAGTTGCGAGATTAACAAACGTACCCGCTTATCTCCTAAGCGCTGATATGAATAATTCAATGACGTATAGCAACGTTTTAGAAGAAAGAAAACAATTTGTAGATTTATCTTTACGTCCGATAATTTCTGCCCTTGAGGGCAGGCTCTCAATGGACGATATAACCAATAGCCAAAATTTCGTAAAATTTAATTTAGACGAAACGTTTTTACGTTCTGACGCTATGACACGTTTAGCGATTATCGAAAAAATGCTAGCGCGTAATCTCATAACTTTAGATCAAGCTAAAGCTATGGAAGATCTAACCCCGAACGGAGATACGAGTAATGCTTCTCAACTTTAATCAGGATTTAACCTGCGACGAAGGCCGCAGAATTATTAGCGGTAAAATTGTTCCGTTTGACAATGAGATCGGTAATACTAGCGCGGGACGCGTAATTTTTGAAAAAAATTCTATAGCAATACACGACACAGCTAAAGTTAAATTATTATTAGAACACGACCCTAAGCAGCCAATAGGTAGAGCCGTAAACTTCACTACTACGGACGAGGGAATTACTGCTAGCTTTAAAATTGCTGAGACTACTCGCGGTAATGATTCCCTAGTAGAAGCTAGCCAGGATTTACGCAGCGGCCTTAGCGTAGGCGTAGAAGTTATAGCTAGTAAACCACGCGACGGTATTTTATATATAAGTTCCGCTCGCCTTATAGAGACAAGTTTGGTTTGGGCGGCGGCGTTTAATTCCGCTGCCGTAACCTCGGTAGTGGCTAGCGAACCCGAGCCTGAGCCAGTAGAGGAAAACCCAGAAACCCAACCAAAAGAGAGTGAGGCCAGCGTGTCAGATAACGCTACCCCAGTAACCCCCGAGGTAGAAGCCGCTAAGGTCGAAGCCTCACGCCCAACCGCCGTTACAGCTATGGCGTATTCAGAAGTACGTAGCCCGATTAAATCTAAGGCTACTTACCTACAGCACACAATTAAAGCTCAATTAGGTAATGATGATTCACGCGATTACGTTCGTGCTGCAGACGCACAAGCAGCTAACCTTATGCAATTCGCAGATGACTCATTTACAACTAACCCAGCATTTAACCCGGTTCAATATGTCGGTACCGTAGTCGATACCCTTATCGGCTCTCGTCCACTTATTGACGCCTTCGGGGGAAGCAAAGCCCTTAGTAATGAGGGTATGGTGGTAAGTATTCCTAAAATTTCGACCTCAGGTACGGTAAGCACAACTGCAGAAGGTGCAGCACCTAGCGAGACCGGTATCGTCTCAGCTTATGTTAATGCGACTGTTGTTAAAATGGCTGGTCTACAACGCTACTCTGTAGAATTGTTAGAGCGCTCATCTAATAACCCCGCATTTTTTCAAGCTATGTTAGACAATATGCAACGCGCATACAACAAAGCTACAGACGCTTACGTAGTGGCAGAAGCCACAAGCGGCGGCACTCAAGGCGCTACCTGTGCAGCTTCAAGCGCCGGTATTATTTCCTACGTATCTACAGAAGCCCCAGCCGCTTATCTTGCTACCGGTGAAGTAGCTACTGCTTACGTAGCTGGTACTTCCCAATGGTCGTTACTTCTCGGCGCAACGGATAGTACCGGGCGCCCAATTTACAACGCAGGTCAGCCTTATAACTCTGGCGGCTCTGCAATTCCTACCAGCCTACGTGGAAATTGTTTGGGGTTGGACTTTTACGTAGACCCTAATATGGTCTCAACCACTATCGACGAGAGCGCGTTTATTATCGTCCCTAGCTCTATGTATATCGCGGAGAGTCCAGTACTACGTCTCTCCACTAATGTCCCTACCTCAGGGGAGATCGAGACAATGCTCTACGGATATATTGCAGCTAAGACTTTAGTAGCTGGCGGTATCCGTCGCTTTAATCTCACCTAAGAACAACCCCTAGAACCCTAGAGCCTGTCCCTAGTCCGACAGGCTTTAGGCCTTAATAGTTAGGAGTGCGTAATGGCAGCCACATATATAACTATGGCTGAGTTACGCACTCTATTAGGTATAGGTACTCTCTATTTAGACGCGACAGTCGAGGAAGTGGCACAGGCCAGCGAGGATATTCTTAAAAAATATCTCTGGTTTAATACTGTACCTATTTCTGGTACTGCCCTAGCTTCTAACGTAGCTACGATTTATACGCCAGTACCGCACGAGTTACGGATAGATCAGTCGGTAGTAATCTCTAGCGCTGGGACTGTATTTAACGGCACTAAAACTATTACCGGTACTACTATCTATTCTTTTACTTATGCTAAAACCGCTAGCGACCAATTAGTCCACGTAGTTAGACCTTACGGTTTAGTTACCGCAGAATTTCACGCCCAGGATTACGCGACAGTACCGGCGATCAGAGAAGCTACGGCCACTCTAGCTACTGTTATCTGGCAGTCCAGAAGCGCCCCAG